GAAGATTGTGATATGTACGTGCTTGTTAGCGGAACAATGCCACGTTACGAAATACAAGGTTGGGTATGGTCAGTAGAATTAATTAATCCGAGCAACTTATCTGATAATGGTTATGGAGAACATTACCATATGGAACGCTCTCAGTTGAGGGTGTGGAAAGTTGCATAGCACGAATAAAGGAACAATAGGAGAGCTTGCTGTGCGCCAGGAATTATTAAGACAAGGATATAACACATATATACCTGAAGTAGATATTGATCAGGTTGACCTTATTGTAGAGTTAAACAATGGTTCTTTCCAACGTGTACAGATAAAAACTATAACAAAGCCTACCACCAGGACAGCGATACAAATACGCTGCGCTAAGTATGTCAATAGTGGTCGTGTCGATGTTGTGGCAGTTTATTACATGCCCATGAATAAATGTGCATTTGTGCCGTACAACAATGAAAAAATGCTAAGTCTTGCCTTGCAAACGGCAAAAAATAATCAAACAAGTAAACGTACATGGTTTTATCAATATGAAGAATACCCTGAGTTCAGCTAATCTTAAAGTTATATCACTAGGCCTAGGCGTGCAGTCCACTGCAATGTATATGATGAGTTCATTAGGTTATATACCTAGAGCAGATCATGCAGTGTTCGCTGACCCTGGTGCAGAATTACCTATGACTTATGAGATATTAGAAGTCTTAAAGGACTGGGCCAAATTAAACAATGGCATACCTATCCATGTTAATAGTGATAGAAACTTATATAAAGATTTATTAAATCAGCAAAATAGTACTGGTCAGCGTTTTGCTAGTATTCCTGCTTTTTCAGAAAATGGTGGTATGGTCCGTAGACAATGCACCAAGGAATATAAAATTGAGCCAGTTATTAGGACTATACGCAGTATATATGGCCTTAAACCACGTAAGCGTATGCCAATGACAGAAGTATGGCTAGGTATTACAATGGATGAAATAGAGCGCGTTAAAGAGTCTATGTTACCACGTATTACATATCACTATCCATTAATAGATATGAGAATGAGGCGCAGTGAATGCATATCATTTTTTAAGGATCGCAGTTTTCCAGTACCTCCAAAATCATCATGTGTGTTTTGCCCATATCACAGTAATAAAAACTGGAAAGAATTAAAAGAAAAGTTACCTGAAGAATTTGATAAAGCAGTCAAAATTGACGAAGCCATCAGAGATTCAAGTAAGAAAGGTTTAAAAGAACCAATATATCTGCACCGTTCATGTACACCGCTTGAGCGTGTTGATTTTGGTGATCAATTAGAAATGTTTATGTGTGAGGAAGGATTTTGCGGATTATGATAATAGAACATTACGCAGGAAGTGTGTCATTTGACACAGAAGATTTAGAGCGCAGCGATCAAATAGTGACCGCATTACAAAAAAAGCACTTAGTTGAGAAAATGGTTCTACTAATGAAGAAGCGCAAAAACCCTGAAGTGCATTTTGCCGTGCATAAGATAGGTAAAAAAGAATTTGATATAACAGATAACGTAACAAGAGAGGTAAAAGATGCAATGGATAATTGAACAAAGCATAAAAAATGAGAATCGTCAAGGTGGACTTATTAAAAGTAAAGAAACACGTGGGCGCAAGCTAGTAGTTGATATACTTGTAAAGGCATGTCCAGTATGCGAAAGAACCTGGGAGTTTGTAAATCCTAACAAGCATAATGGTCAAAGCGTGCTTTATTATAGAAAAGGTCATTTGCCTACGTATGGTAAAGAAAAAGTAGTATGTAAAAGATGTGAGGATTTAAATGGGTAAGTTTGATTTACACGGCACAAAATATATTAACGAAGAAGGTAAGCGCGTGCCAAGCGTTACAACTATTATTAGTCAGCATCTTGGTTGGAATAAGCAGGCATTATTAGGTTGGACTAAACGTATGATGCTTGGTGGCCAGGATAGTGACAAGGTATTAGATGAGGCTGCACAGATCGGAACATTGCTGCATCTACTTATAGAAGGTCATCAACAAGGCTTTGATATTGACACAAAAGATTATAGCTACAATCAGGAAAAGGCTGCAATGAAAGCATTTGCTGGATACTTGCAGTGGTATGAGAAGGTCAAGTTTAAGGCACTTAGAAATGAGTTGGTGCTAGTCAACGAAGAGATGCAAGTTGGTGGCACAATAGACTGTATTGGTAGGATGGGCGAAGATTTAGTTGTAGTAGATTGGAAAAGCTCAAAATATTTGTATGCAGAAAATAAATTACAGCTCGCTGCATACACTTATATGTTTGAGCAAGCGCAACCAAAGGCTAATGTAGCGTATGGCCTTGTAATGCGTTTTGGTAAGGATGACGGCAAATTTCATCAGCATGTCATCAAGAGAGAGAAATTAGAAACTGGGATTGAAATATTTAAAGCGCTTGTAAAAATCTCGCAACTCAAGTCTCAGCTTTGATCCGCGCATCAGAGATTTTCTCTGAGATAAACTCAGTCGGAAATCGTGCGCGTTGTCCCAAATGTAATGATGGTAAAAAGAATTTTAACGTTCAAATTGAGCCTGATCACGCCTTTTGCCATAAGTGTACTAAAACCTGGTGGTTTGAAGATAAAAAGATCACTAATGGTGAATTAGAGCCGCCAAACGTGAAAGAACCTTTATATATAAAGAGTAGTGGTGCGGTGAAAAAGTCAGGCTACATTGATCACCGTGCCAATTTTTTAAGCCATGCTAATTACACCATAGAAAAACTACAACTTCCCTGGAATAAAACTGCTAGAGAAGAGCGCTTTGGTATTGGTGTGCGCAATAAAGATAATGAAATGCAGTTAGTGTTTCGCATTGCAGATAATCACATCAAAAGGCATAAAGGCGAGCAGTTTGGTGATGCAGAGTGCAAAATTTATCCTGATATAGCAGATATAGAACCTGACAGCACGCTACTTATCTGTGAAGGTGAAAAGGATGTCGTTAGTGCCGCATGTTATGGATTCCCAGCTATAACATTTACCAGTGGTGCTAACGGCATACCAAAGGACTTATCGATGTTAGAAGACTATAATAATATAGCTATTTGCTATGATGGTGACGAAAGTGGTCGCAAAGGTGCAAATAAACTAGCAAATGCATTGTACCATGCGGATCGTAATATAAAAATAGTAGACTTAGGCGATAATATGGATATTACTGACTATTTTGTTGCTGGTAATAATGCAGTTGATTTTTATGCATTGTTAGATAGTGCAAAGGTATTTGGCAATGATCCTGCCGACTTTGGTGGTGATCCAGTGTATTCTGTGCTAGACTTTCTTGAAACGTTCCAGGATGAAGTACAATATATATGTGATGAGATTTTACTGGAAGATGGTAGAACTAGCGTAGCTGGTGGCACAAATGTGGGCAAGTCTCTATTTGCGTTGCAGTTTGCGCTGTGCGTTGCGATGGGCGTGCCGTTTATGACGTTTAATGTACCCAAGCCGAGGCGCGTACTTTTGGTGCAGTTTGAAATGATGGATGCTATGATGACTCAGCGTATTACATCTATGATGAATGCACTTTTAGATAAGTATCCTGATCGTAAACACATCTTAGCAAAGAATCTGCACATTATTAGCGCAGATCAAAAGAAGTTGTTTGAAGACTCATATATAAAGATAGAAGGCAATTTAAAAGCCGCTAAAAAGCCTTTTGAGGTGCTTATTATAGATAACCTATACACTAGCACCCAGGTAGATACTGTTAAGAATGATCAACTGCGTAATTTGCTTGAGACTATACAAACTATAAAAGAGCGGTATAGCCTTGCTGTGATGGTAGTGGCCCATCATAAGAAGATGGCCGAAAAGCAAGTACCATTAGACTCTGCTATGGTGTTTGGTGGTTCGTTTTATTCTTTTTGGCTTGATAACCTGATACAGCTTGCAAGTACGTTTAATGAAAAGCTAAAGGTAATGAAAATTACTAAAACCAGGACTAACAGTGAATTTCACAACATACCGTTAGGTATTAAGCTGATGGATGATGATGAACGTAATCATTTGTTGTATGAGTATTTACAACCGCTGCCGAAAGGCGAAATCTTTTGGTATAAGGAACGTGAAGAAACCAGTGAGGATCGCGTTTTAGATAATATTGATAGTATGGGTGATAACTTTACATATGATGATATGGCAAAGAGTTTGAAAGCAACATTAAATATTACTAGCAGTGCAAGTGTGAGTTCTTGGCTTAAAAAGCTGTTAAAACAGCAAAGAATAATAAAGATAGAGCGCGGAATTTATGCGAAAAACAAGACTGATATTGAAAATATGCTAGATTAACCGACACGCAGGAGAACTAAAGTAACTAAAGTAGTGTGAACACTTACTTTACTTACTTTACTTACTTTAGCTTTATTTAGTGTCGGTGTGAACACTTTTATGCAAAAAATGGATTTTATACATAAATGTCCTTTATCACATGAAGAGGACAAGACTTGTGTGTTTGCAATGCCAGTAGGTGATACGGTTCATTGCAAGGAAGTGTTTGGCTGGTGGCCTGATTTAGATATAAAACTACATGACAAATGCTTTAGCAAATTGTGGAGCAGAGATAAATTACTTTGGCGAAACCGCCAGCTCAAAAAGTGACTCACCAAATTTTTAAACGAAAAATATTAGGAGCTTCAAATTTTTAGAGCCAAAATATAAGGGCGTTGGAAAAGAGATTGCGTTTAAAATGCTATTATACATAATGTTGGCACTTTCGCGATATTATGTATAATAGAAATTCACATTATGAGACACTTTAAAAAGGTAATAAATGAGATCGATAATACAATTTAGACACAAAAAACGCACCTAAAAAAGCGCTGCAAGTTGATCAAAAACTAGGCCCAGGAATTTAAACACTAGGCCAAAAAAAAAGGCCCAGCAATTACGCCAGGCCTTTATTTGTGGGGTGCGGTGTTAAACTATTCTTTTTTGCGTACCTTGCTTGCACATATAAATAAAACTATTCTTATCTGTATAAATTCCAATTGTATGTAATGATATTATTTGTTCAGAAGTGGAATCATCAATTTGTATACATTTATTATTTTTAGTATCAATGATAGTAATTGCGTTTCGATATGTTTTATCAAATTCAATTCTGTACTGGCCGCAATTAATCTCTTTTTTTGCCATGTTTTAACCTCTCTTTTTTGTTAGTATTGTTTTTATGTCGTTGTAAAATTCATAAAATGCTAAAATAAGCTTTATAATGATCATTAAAGCGCCTACAATAAGCCATAAAATGAACAGTATAATAAATAGATATATAATTGTCATTTAACGCGCTTTTAAACCGCTAAGAATAGCAATTATAATTAAATACAACTCTTTTGCTGTTGTGCGGTGCGTTTGATCATAAGCGCCGCCATTGTTCCAGTATTCTAATTTATAACCGCCATAAGCCGCGCTAATTTGGTAAGATTCTAACGCCTGGCCGCTTTTATTATAACGCTTATTATTTAATTTTAATTCATTGTTTAAATCATTACATACAGCGTTTAAACGTTTTAACGTAACGCGCTTATTTGGTTTATATATTGTATTTAATCTCATCTTTTAACCTCTTTTAATCTGTTGTAATATGTTAACACTTCATTAAATGCTATTTGATGGCCGCCCAGCGTGATAATATCATTACTTAATGTAATTTTATCCGTAACGCTTGCAAATATGCGAAATACTTTTAATGCTATTTTCTTACGTTGTTCAAAGTTCATTTTTAAACCTCTTTTATATAGTTGTGATCAAT